CGGTGCGTGCAGCCTAGTGTGGTTTTTAGAATCCACATGTAGGACCTCTTCGCGTCAATGATGTTGCTGTTCCTCTTCCTGGACATAATTTCCTCCGGGCTTGTATTGAACACAGCCGCACAAGATGACAGGGCTATATTGATAAACTGATCCGGGTTGTCCGAAATGTCAAGTGTATTGTTAATACCCTCAAGCATACGTCTTGCATCCGACTGTAGTGTGTCGAGCTCACCGTTAACTATTGTTTCTAAAAACTGTATGATTAGGTGTGGTTTAACACACGATGTTAAGTCAGATATCATAGCTCAAATTCCTCTTGTTTAAATTCCGTGCTAAGATAGGAAGTTTTGTTAAGTTTTCCAACTATATAATATCTTCCACTCGGAACATCATACTGCATCTCACGACTTCCCTGACGTCCCCAGTGTTTGAACTTCACCTTCTGTACGAATATCTCCGGCATAGACCCCCCATCCTCGAAGAAGTGTCGGTACACGGAGATGCCGTTATCGCACTTGTTGTAGAAGTGGGCGGAGCCGGCCATATCGTATAGGGTGGCTACATTGTACTGCTGCGTCTTTGGATCACGCGACATCTTGGTCGGGTGGGCTACTACAAAGGCGTGTACACTGTTCTTACGACAGAAGTCGATTAACTTATCTAACTCCTTGGAGATGTGTTGGGTTTCTGATGTCTGATAGGTGTGGTCTAGCTTGTTCCACGCATCAATGATGATTGCGTTTATCCCATACTTCTTAACCAGACTCTTAGCGTGTTCGATTATGCTGTCAAGACTATTGTCCTCTTCAGGAGCTATGTAGAAGAAGTTATCACGGCAGTAGTTCATGGCGGCTATGATTTCTCGGTCCCCCATATCGTTAAAAGCAGTACCTACTAACTTGCTAGCCACCTTCGAGAAGTGGAGCTGAAGTGGATAGTTCTCAGGCGAGAAGATTCCAAATCTCCAGCCGTGCCTAACCGATAGGTCTACCATTATCTGATCTAGAAATTCGGACTTACCGTGGTTAGGAATACCCGTAACTCCTGTAACATATCCAGGAACAAAGGTAAGCAGCTCGTTAAAAGCGTCAATTGAGATGTCACAACCTGGCTTCAGACCTTCTCTGCGTAGCCGCCAAATATCATCGGATATGCTGTCTATGGTAACAATTCCCTCTAGTGGATATTCTTCTGCGGCTTCCAATGTTTCAGGTAGTGCAAGACGGTCCTCCAATAGAAGCTCATTAGCATCCTTCTTTCCAAAGAACGATATTTTCCTGCATCTATCCTTTCCAAAGCGTCTAGCCAGCTCCTCCTGAAGAATGCGTCCTGGCTCATCGTCGTCTGTTGCAAGATAGATTGTCTTAACGTCATCAAATCGGTCAATGCAATTGTCGACATATTGGAGACGGTTGTTTTTAGATGCTCCATTAGGAACAGAAACAACAGATGTGATTCCTACCTCATGGTAGGCCATTGCGTCTAGCTCACCTTCTGTAATAATCACATACTCCTGCTTGATACTATCAAGATTGTAGAACACTAGTTCAGCATCCTTGACAAGTCGGAAGTTCTTCTCGGCATCACGATACTTGATGTTGATTAACTCTCCATCTCGGTAGTAGTTGAATAGAATGCAGTTCCTCTCTTGTGAAACTTGAGGAAAGAACATTCTTCCACTCTCTATGTTGAAATCAATCAGCGTAGAAGATGAAATGCCACGTTCCTTGAACCACGCTACAATCTTATCGGGTAGGGCCGTAGGATTTGATTGCGCTACAGGTCGGGCATACCTCTGCTGCTCCTGCTCCTCCGACTTGCGTACAAATCGTGCGTTACAGTGGTTGCAATGTCCAACACCTTCTATCGTGTTGAAGCTCATGCACTTAACACTCTTCTTCTTACGATCACCCGAACATACCGGGCACGACATGCTATTCTCACCACGTCTTTCTGCGTTGATGATGTATGTTCTTCTGTTCTCTAGGTTATAAATCTTCTCGGCTGCCATATTCTTCTTTTTGTACTATTTCTTTAACTGTGTCCCAATAAAATCTGATATTCTTGTAGTCATCACTGATCTCCTTTGTTGGGGCTGTCAAGGCTAGCCAACCAATCTCGTTTGTCATCTCGTGTGCAATCTTGTAGGCCCCCTTGAACCCATGTGCGTTGATTAGCCGCTTTGCCTTATTCCTTGGTGTCATCATGCTATCCCTTTTTAAATCCTATTGGTCTTGTTTGATAATGCCATATCCCATCAACTAGCTGCTTGAGAACATCCTCGTTGTAGTGGCGGTATTTATTAAATCCTTCATACTGCTCTGGGTTATCGACTTCAAATTTAAGCTTTGAAACATCTATCTTATCTTCCGGCTTAAACCAAATTTGCATCTTCATCTTCCAGTTCATAACCTGCTTGTTGTTTTTATCCTTCCAATCATTCGAGTTGTAGTAGTTAAAAGCCTGCTCACCCTTTGAAGGAGAATATCCCTTTTCAAGAAAGTACTGCTTAACTTCATCAATAGTTGGTGGAACAAATTCATTCGCCGCCTTCTTTCTTTTTATATTTTCTTTCTTTAATGTTTCTTTGTTATCTTCTGTATTTGTTATACTGTGTCTTTGTATAGGGGTAGTTTGAGCGATATCGGCATTATCCGATATCGGGTTTTGCCGAAGTCGGCTTTCGTCCACCTTGGGTTCTTCGCAAACTTCGTGATTCCATCCTTGGAACACTTTTGTTTCAGTATTTATAACTCTAACGCTAACTATATACCCCTTGTTCTGAAGCAGTTTAAAAACACGATCAACAGCTCCCTTAGATTCGTTTGTTTTTTCATGCAAGGTTGATTTATATAAAACCCAATCCTCAGGAAGGCTTAATAGATATACTAGAAGCCCCTTCTCTTCAAAAGACATTGTGCAGTCCTGTAAAATCTTATTGCTTATTTTAGTGAAGCTGTTATCACTTTTTGCCCTGATAATTCTACCTGTGTTATTCATAGTTAAAAAATAAACCCCGTGACTTAGGAGTGGTAGCAGACACGTCCTAAATCACAGGGCTATTCTAATGCGTTTCGTTAGCTGCTACTCTAACCGTCTTTCGACATTGCAAATATACATTCAAAACTTTTCAATCCAACAAATAAAAATATTAACACCGTGTTAATAAAAATATTTTGGTAAATGTAGAATAACCATGTATATTTGTGGAAAATTATATATCATGTTTAATATTACAGGAAAAGTGGTAGCAGTCGGTGAGAAGCAAACTCGCGGCAATTTTGATTTCATTGAGTTCGTATTAGAGAACTCTAGATCAGTAGGTGGCAATACCTACACAGACACGTATGCATTTACAATCGGGGGAAAGTCGCTAGATAGCGTTATGACTCCAGAGGTTGGTGATGTGTCTGATATTAAGTTTAACATTCGTTCTAAGGAGTACAAGGAAAAGTACTACACTAGTTTGAATGTGTATTCGATTGAAGTTAAGGAGGCGGCTCCAAAACAATCAGGAGGTAAGAAGGCCGCGCCGGTGACATCAGATGATGATGATCTACCGTTTTAATTTTATTGATGAGAAAGGGGGGTCAACCCCCTTTTTTGTTTTTGTAGATATTAACATCTAGCACCAATGTCGAATAATTTACATAATTTCGTCAATATGTCAAACAACTTTGTTATAGACGGTAACGGCATGTTGCACTGCTTCATTCTAATGGAGTACGATATGGATGAAACAAGGGAGGATGGAGTTGTGTCCGAATGGTCGCCCTGCTATTTTGCAGTAGCCGACATCCTGTACATAGCTAGCAACCTAAACTCAAAAGGTGGCATATCAACAAAGTCTACCCTTTTGACTTTAATAGCAGGTCATGTATTAACACTTAGAGGTAATTCTAAAGAACTTGCTATGATCTATAGTAATTTTTTGTCAGGAAGAGATAAATACAAATTCAATTAAAATGGCTAAAAAACTAACGCCTACAGGTAAAGTTGCTATAGAGTATTTAAAGAAATACCCCAAGCTTCCGATTATGACTATTGCAAAGAAGATGTGTGCTGACCATGAGTTGCTTTTTAATAGCGTAGATCATGCTCGCTCACTTCTTAAAAATCACGCAGGATTAGGTGGTAAAGAAACAAGGAAGCATGCTAAGCCGGAATTACAAAGACCAGTTACATATAACTACACCCCCTTTGCCAATATTCCTGAATCGTATAAATCATCTCCAAGTTTTATAACCCTGCCGATTCATCATAACAACATTCTTGTTCTAGCTGACATACACTTTCCATATCATGATGAGGGTGCGTTAAGGGCGGCTATCCAATACGGCATAGACAAAAAAGTAAACTGCGTATATTTAAATGGTGATATTTTGGATTTCTACGGGTTGTCATCCTTTGACAAGGATCCAAGCAAGCCAAAGATGAAGGTTGAGCTTGAGCAGGGTAGATGGTTCCTCAAAGAATTGAGAGCCGCCTTCCCTAATGCAGGAATCTACTATAAAATTGGAAACCACGAACATAGACTAGAGAGATGGTTAACAATCAAAGCTCCAGAGTGGATTGAAACAGATGAGTTTGAACTTCAGATGCTTTTAAGATTTGGAGAGAACGGAGTTAAGCTAGTTGAATCTCAAACTATTGCCATAGCAGGCGACTTGTTTATTATTCACGGTCATGAGTATAGGGGTGGAGGAACGGTTCAGCCAGCAAGAGCTCTATATCTAAAGACAAAGAGAAATGCTATATGCGGACACTTCCACAGAAAGTCGGAATTTGTAACGCGAGATATACACGATGTTATACATGGAGCCTACACAACTGGATGTCTATGTGAGTTGAATCCTGACTATATGCCACATAACGATTGGGTGCATGGATTTTGCGTAGTTCAATTCGATGCTACAGGAAAATTTGTGGTAGATAATAGGATGATTATTGACGGAAAAGTTGTGTAAAAAGAAAAGGAGCATCCGATGACGCTCCTAATCTTAACAGGAAGGTAAGGCAAAACAAAAGTACATTACAGGGAATAGAAAACAACAGGAAGTTATTCCCTACTAAATCAAGATATTATGATAATTACGAAGGAGGAGGCTCTATCATTAAACGTAGGCATTGGTAGAGTATTGGTTCGCATACCATACGTTATTACACCGGATGTTGTATTAAACAACGCTAAGATTTCACTACAAGCTGTTAGTGATGAAGCAAGAATTATGCTTGCTGCACGCAGTGGTATTGTTGTTTCTGTTAACGCAAAGGCAGACCTAGGACCGCTTAACTATTCGTGGGATGGTCCTGTAGAAGTTGAGGTGGGTGATCAGGTTTGGTTTACTCCTGATGCTATTGCCAAAATTTGTACCGTACAAAGGGATGAGAGTTTCTATTTTGCCTATCAAGATGGGGAAGAGATGGTTCACCTTTTAATTGTTCCGTATAAGGAATTGGTTCTAAGAAAAAGTAATAGTGGATTTCTTGCGCTTAATGACTATGTTATTTGCAAGCGTGTTCCAATGAAAAAAATTAGCCAGTTCATTATTCTTGAGCATCTCGAAGGAGCTTCGGGAGATGAACCGGATATCTTTGATGTAGTCTACACGCCAAGCGGAAATATTAAATACGACTGGAAGAAAAACTTTCCTTTCAAAAGCGGATGGAAATCAGTATCTTGCGAGGTAGGTGAAAGGATAAAGACGTTTAGAGGAGCTCCTGTTGATTTGGAATTTTCCTATAACAGAACAATGGATCCGTTTGTTTTTATTCAGTCCCACATTATAATGGCTAAGATAGATGGAGAATAAGTATTCTAAAATGAAATACAGAATAGACCGAGTTCCTAGTACGGAACAGGTTGTATTCAAGTTTCCTGACCTAGCGCAGCATGGAACTGTTTTCGCCAACAACTTTGGATTGCCGCCTGAGATAACTCCCGACTTTGTATTAAGATATATTATTTTGATGTACAGTCCAGGAAGTCCAGGCATAGATGCGTATCCACAGTTGAGTAAAAGAAAGACGTGGGCTTTAAGGGAATTAGGTATTGAGCCTGAGCTAGATGGTTCATACCCACAAACATATAATGATATTCTTTTAAATAAGAATGCAAATGTAAGAGCTAAGATTGTTCTGTTTCTTCGCTTGCAACAACCGGAGGATTGGGCTATTATGATTCGTGCAGAAGAAATTCTGTATGACCTACTTGAGATGTCTATGCCTGAAGATGCGGTTGACCAAAAGAACCACATTGGAAATATTGAATCTATACGTAAGCAGTTAAGTGATGCTCGCACACGATTCATGCAGGGTGAGACAACAAAAGCACTTGAGAATGAGATTACAAAGTTTCTTGCTCAAGATAACTTAGGTATTAGACCGGAGGAGTATATGATGTTTGCTCCAGATTCGAAGCCGCCAAGTAAAATGAAATCAAACCAAATGTTCCCGGAAGTTGGCAACTAGTAAATGGCATAGCGAATATAAGCGAGAGCAGGAGTATGCCGTATACCACGAGCATGATCCTATTCTTGAAACGATTAAGATTAAGCTTCCTTCCGTTGAATCCTTTTATGGGAAAGATTGGGATGAAGCTGTTCAGCTTATTGATGGGTATGGACTTCATCCTAAAAATCAGAAGTTTAAACATCAAGAAGTTCCTGAGAAGCTAAAGAGCATACAGGATATTATCCGTAAGAAGAATAAGCTAAAGAAGCGAGAGGCGGTTACTCAGGAGGATATATATGCTGAGCTAGAATCCAATCGTCTTGAATACAGAAATGAGATTGAATGGATTCAAATTCAAATCAAAAGACGTTATCAGGGATACTGGTTCTTCAACAATGGAGTTCCAACATACATAGATGGTTGGCATTATATCTATCTTAACTATTGGGATATTCAAAACGAAACACGTCAGGATTCACTTCCGTGGTATCGAGATTTAGATCGCCGCATCTTCCTATTTGCTAAGCATTGCTATACAACTACAGAAGCGGTTTATAAATACCGAGTTACATACAGACATGAGGGGAATATTAAAACCAAATTCTTCCAACGTGTAAAGAATGCAGAAGATTTTGCTTCTAAGCATCCAGCAGCCTATGTTGATGAGGGTAAATATGTTGTGGATATGGGATATAGAACCTGCTATGGTTACATCTTTCCTAAGCGACGCCGTATTGGAGCAACTTCGCAAGCCGCCTGTATATTATACTGCATTACAACAGAACGTAAACAACAGAAGGGTGGAATACAATCTATCACAGAACGTCAAGCAAAAGAGGACGTTTACATAGATAAGGTTGTTAAGCCTTGGAGGAAGATACCCTTCTTTTTGAAACCGGCACATGATGGAACCGACTTTCCAAAGGAGAAGCTTTCATTTACATACCCTGCCGCTAGAACACAGGGTGTATCTCAGAACAGAATATCTAGCCATGACGGTTGGATTGAATCGCGTGCGTCTAGTGAAAGAGCATTTGACGGACAGAAGCTGCACGCCTATCTGGATGATGAGGGTGGTAAGCACGGTGACTCAGGTGTTTCTATTCCAAGAAGATGGCAGGACGTTGTTCGAAAGTGTCTATCACAGGGTTTACGTATAAATGGACTAGCGATGTTCACTTCAACACTTGGTGAGTTTGAAGCAGGTGGTGGTAAGGAATTTTTTGACCTAATTAAATCTTCATATTACGATGAGCGAAACGAAAACGGATTTACAACAAGCGGATTATACACCCTTTTCGTCCCCGCATACGACGGGTATGACGAATGTGTGGACGAGTACGGCAACTCAATCATTGAAGATCCAGTGGAGCCTATTAGAAACTTGGAAGGAAACATGGTTTCCAGAGGAGCTAAAACAATTCTAATGAACACTAGGAAGGATTTGGAGGAGAAGGGACTTGATCTTCGTTTGAACGGAGAGATTCGAGATAACCCCTGGACACTTCAGGAAGCCGCTTCTAAAGCTAGTAAGAATAACAACTTCGACCTTTCTATTCTTAGAACACGTATCAATCAATTAAAGTTTGACCGTCTATTCAGAACTAGAACAGTTCGACTAGATTGGGTAGGTGCATTTGGAAGTAATGTTCGTGTTACAGATGATCCTGAGGGTAAGTATGTTGTTTCGTATATCCCTTCGGAAGATCAGAGAAACAAGAAGTACTTTGATAGCGAGGCAAACATGTGGTATCCTTCACCTGAAGTTGTAAATAGATATGTATTAGGCTGTGACCCATTTAAGTTCAATAATAGGGACGTAAAGGGGCGTAGAAAGTCTAATGGTGGTGGAGCTATGTTCTATAAGCACGATCCTGCTTTTGATAATATGGATAAGCCGGTTGATCAGTGGATAAGTAATAAGTTTGTTGTAACCTATAACATTCGTGTTGATGATGGTAACACGTATTGCGAGGATATGTTAAAGTTAGCTATTCTCTTTGGGGCACACGTGTATCCTGAACGTAACGTACCTATCGTTATTGATAAGTTCCGTGAGTGGGGTTATGAGGGTTATCTGTTAAATGACTTGGATGCTAATGGTAAGTTAGCGCAAGCGCCTGGCCGATACACAACAGAATCCGATAAGGAACAAATCTTCACCGAGTACATGAATTATATCCGGTTATTTGGGAAGGGTGATAATCACATAGAGCTTCTTGAGGAGTGTCTTGAGATTAATGACCCTAGCGAGATGACTAACTATGACCTATTTGCTGCTGGAGGAATGGCTCTGCTTGGAGCTAAGAGCGCCTTTCCTAAATACATGCAAGAGGCTAATTCAACGAGAGTTATGGATAACCTCCTAGAATTTTTTGATTAGGTTGAATAAAAATCAAAAAGTATGTTTTTTAGCGTGCTGTTATATCTATATTTGTAACCAATGTTGAAATTCAGCGAAATAATCGGTTTTCCGTCCGATAATGTACCTAGAGAGCAAAAAGAGTCGCTTAGCTTTATTAGCCAGGTGGGTCAAGCTATCTATTCAAGATGGTACAATGGAAGAACCCTGTTTGGCCATAGTGCTACAGGATGGTTTCAAATGATGACCGACTACGCCGAGTCAAGGCAATCTTCAGCGCCGTATCGTGACTGGTTCCTAGGAACTAAGAATGATAAGAATAGTACGGACAGAAACTTCACAGAATATTCTCGTAAGGCATACACCAACGTGAGTTATGAGATTGTGAGTCCTGCTCCTAAATTCATTTCTACAATTAAGTCTATGCTTAGCGCAAGTGATTTTAAAGTTCATGTTGAATCTTTGAATCAGGAGGCTAGCTATCAAAAGGCTTATGAGAAGTGGAAATTGTATTATGATGATAAGTTAATCAATCCATTACGCGAGCAGATTGGAATCCCTACTAAGGATTATCCGTGGGTTCCTGCCAACGAAACGGAATTGGATATGTACGAGAGATATCATGGATTTAAGTTGCCATTGGAATTGGCAATGGCTGATATTGCAGAGCATGTCTTTCAAATTAGTGATTGGGATAAAGTTAGATTGAGAACTATTGAAAAGTTAATTGAAACTAATTTTTGCGTTGGACGTGTCTATACTGATGATGATGGATCAACAAAGATGAAGTTTATTAATCCAGCAGCATTTGTAACAGCGTATATTGATGAGAGTGAAGAATCAGAACCGGCATTTGCAGGCCATATTGAGAGGGTTCAAATTAAGGATATTAAGCATAAGCTACTTAATTTGGGTGCTAGTCCACAAGACCTCGAGCAGCTTGCGAGAATATATTATGAAACTCAAGGTTATAGCGACAAGGATTTTAACTTCAATCGAAAGGACCCTGTAACAGGACGTTATATTTGGGAGGATTTCGTTGTTGAAGTTCTTCACTTTGAATACAAGTCTAATGACTACGACTATTTTACAGGTCGTGAGAAGAAGGACGGAACTTATGTATATGCTCCTGAAGAGTATGGCGTTATTAAAAAGCCATATGCTGACGGACGTAAGAGAAAGACAGACGTAACCTGCGTGCAGAACTTGTACACAGGAAATTATATTTTGGGTACTAGATTCGTTTACGATTACGGTATGCAAAAGAATATGATGCGTGACTCTAAAGGAAACGTAGCTTTAAGCTATTTCTTTGAGCGTGTCCCAGGAAAGGCTATCGTTGAAAGATGGAAGCCGCATCTTGACTCATTAATGTTGACATGGATTAAGTTGCAAGCCGCTAAATGGAGTGCAGCACCTAAAGGTCTTATGATTGATATTGGATTATTGTCTAATATGGATATGGGATTTGGTAAGATGACTCCATTGGAGCTTATTCGTATCCGCCGTCAAACAGGTAATCAATTCATTCAGTCTAAGACAGATATATTAAACAAGGGTGGTGGAGCTAGCTCTATTCAGGAACTTCCTGGAGGAATAGGACCACAGCTTCAAGAATGGTTAACATGCTGGCAGGATGATATGAATCGCATTATGGACCTTGCAGGTATTACTCCTGCTATGGCTGCTCAACCTACAAATAATTCCGAACAGGGATTAGGATTAGCTCAAATGGAAGTTGATTCAACTAACCACGCGATGTATCCTCTTAAAAAGGCATTGATGAGATTTAAGGAGAAGGCGGCTAGAAAGGCTATCCTTATGACTAGAACGAATATTAAGTTTGATAAAGAGGTAGAGAAGTATTATTCTAATCTATTAGGTAAAGAGAAGATGAACGCCTTAAATTCATTTGAGGATTTGACTCTTGACCAAATTGGAATCACATTAGTTTCAACTCCTTCAGCTCAACGCAAACAGATAATTATGCAAGCCGCCCTAGAATCTATGAAAGTAGGTAAAAGCGGTCAACCGGGAATTACAATGGGTGATTATCTATTTATAGAGAAGGAACTTGAGAAGGGTAACGATGAGTTTGCTTCATGGTATTTGACATTATCAGAAGAGCGTTCTAAGCGTGAGATTCAAGCTCAAAAGGAGAAGATGATGCAGATGAATGCACAAGCTCAACAGCAGTCGGCTATGATGGCTCAACAGGCTAAGGCACAAGCTGATATAGCTGTTCAACAATTAAAAACAGATCAAATGCTTACCGAGTATCAGCAAAAGGCGCTACTTGAACAAGTTAAACACAACCATAGAATGGCTGAGCTTGCACAAGAAGGTACTTTGGAGAAGCAAAAAGAAGTAGAAATATCAGGTAATCTATAACAACATGGAAGGTAACGAAAACAACTATTTGCCAGCAGAGGTTGCTGCAAATGCGGCTATCGAAGGATGGTCACAAGATCGCATCGAACAGGAGATGCAAAAATACACAATGCCAGAAGCTCCGGAAGAACCAGCTATTGAAACGCCAGTTATAACTCAAGAGGAGTTGGCTGCTGTTTCTTCAGATGAACCAAGTTCGGAGCCGCCAGCAAATCCTTCATTTGATTTTACGGAACTAGGCTTTAATTCAATGGATGAGTTGAAGAGCTATGTTAATGCGTCAAAAGGATATAAGGATGATGCTGCTAAGTATAAAGAGGTTGAGGACATCGTTCCATTTGCACGTGATATCAAAAATCCGTTTGCAAACGATACTATCCACCGCTTAAACAACTTTGTACGTACCACAGGTATTGACGATTTAAATTTAGCTACTACAATCCTTAATACATCAGACGATTCTCTGAAAACCAATCCTGTAAAGGCTTTGGCTATTTTAGAAATCTTAAATGATAAGGAGTTAGCAGGTCTTGGTTTGGACCGCGTAATGGAATACGTGGCTCACAAAAACAACATGGATGTGGACTCTACGTTCGATTCAGTTGATGAAATGCCTATTGGGCTTCGCATTGAA